TTTTTTTAGCGTCCATGCCTTAATCCTATCTTATTATATAAATAAAAGTGTAAAAATCAACATGGCAGGTTTTCTATCTAATGATCAAATAAACAAAGTAAGAACCCTAATGGGGACATTGCATGATACTTTTGCGCGAACAATTACCGTTTACAAAAACGCAAAAACAACATTAATTGCCTCTACAGATTCTTGGAATTCTCTCTATGGCAAAACAAATACTGGGGCAAATACGGCGGTCGAATATACTCAAATATCCGAAACCTTCTCAGCCAGAATTTACTATGACAACATGGATGATGCATATTTAACCGATGATGGACCAAATCAACAAGCAGGATCACAAAATAAAGTAGTGGTAGCTAATGGAACCGTTAGAATTGTAGTAGAGAAAGACGGATATGACTACATCAATGAAGCTCGCAGAGTTGAATTTGATGGCAATAAATTTATTATTGAAAGTGATGGAACACCTCGCGGGTTTACCTCTAATCAATTTTATACTTTTGTTTTAACTCCCGTAGAATCCTCATAGTCGCCATGATTCCTTCAGATGTAAAAAATGCTCTTAGCAAACAAGCTCCTAAAGTAATGAGAAAATCTTTAGAGAAAGAAGCTAAAGAAAAATTTAAAGAAATAAAAAAAGAAATGATAGAGGAATTCTTAGCTAATCCTATCACTCAAGAAATTATGGCTGGGCCGAGCGCTCCCAATATTAGTGGAACACTAAACGATGCCACAAACCTTTTCGCTTTTATTGGATTTGATAGGGGAGAAGAACCAATAACACCAATTTTAAAACTCTTGGAGGGTATGGAATTACAATTTCATAGCGAAATAAAATCTAAAGGAATTGGCATAAAATTTCAAACAAGCCTTCCAACAGCAGAGCAGATCTTTGCAATTACCCCTTTACCTTGGGCTGTGGGCAGAAGTTGGGCAGAAGGAATAGAAAGAGGACTGTCTGGTCTTGGTTATTTATTAAGGAAAAATGGCGGTAGATCGGGTGCCGCAATACAAAGCCGTGTAAAAGTAAGAAGCGGCAAATTCCATAACAAACCTTATATTTCTAGTTTTATTAGAAAATATAAAAAACGATTCGAAAATTTAAAATGAAAGAACAATTCCAACACACCCTGACCACTTCTTTCGCCATGTGGTTTGACAATTTTTTATTAAAAAAGGGAGAAGCATATACAAACACAACAGGAGATTTCTTTTATTATGACGACCCTCGTTTAGATTCCGACTATAAAGCTTATGGGAGCCCTTATAAACAGTGGGTTACTGACTCTTCTATTACGGGTGCAACAATTCCCACAGGAGTTTATATAAATGGTGATTTTTCAGGGAGAAGCAATGGTGTGGTTTTAGATTTTGATAACGGTAGAGCTTTAATTTCGGGCAGTGTTACGGGAGACTCAATTACGGGGTCTTTTGCTGTAAAAGATTTTAATGTTTATTTAACAAATGATACTGAAGATGACTTAATAGTAGAAAACAAATATATTGTTAATTCAAGACTCCCATCTGGACCATGGAATTATATTGCCCCCTATGACGATGTAGTTCCTGCTATCTTTTTGTCTACCGATGCCGCAGAAAATAAACCTTTAGCTTTTGGGGGAATGGAGGACACTATTGTCAACGCTAAAGCGGTAGTTCTGGCAGATAATACCTATCAGCTAGATGGAGTTTTGTCTATTTTTATGGATTCAGTAAATGAGATGATTACAAGAATCCCAATGTCTGGATATCCAATTACAGAGTTGGGAGACCTAAAAAATGACAGCTATTCATATACAGGAACTAAAGATTTATTTACAGGTGCTACCGCTTTTTTTGTAGACAAAGTAAAAACTTCAAAATTAAGCGATAGAACAAGGAACGTGTTAGCAAATGAATTATATGTAGGATTTATAGATTTCGACATTCAGCAATTCAGATATCGCTTTGAGTGATTTCATATTTTAGTAATAAAACTGTAAACAAAGGAAAGAATCTTTCATTATGGCCAGAAACAGAGTAATTTATCAATCCGAAGGTATATTTGTCAATACGGACGCAAGTTTAGGGGCAGTCAAAGACACTGCTCAACTATCCCGTGTTCAAAGTGCAAATTATAGTTATACAATCAATAGGCAAGACGTTAACCAATATGGAGAACTTGCTAGAATTGACTCGCTAGTGCTTGACCCCCCAACTGTTTCGGTCGATTTTTCTTATTACTTAACAGATGGCCAAAATGAGCACATTCTTGGTTTTTATGTTCAAACAGGCATCGCAGACGGAAGTGCTCTTAGTGCTGCGGGTAACTTTGCCTCTGGTCACCTTACAGCAGGTTCAGGGGTAAACGTGTATATTGTTACGTCTCCAGAAGGAGATGACCTCAACACTGCCGCTGGTGGTGGAGCAGCCCCCATGACTTCTGCAAACGATAAAGTTATGGGAATCGGTAACTGCTACTTGACCGACTACTCTATTGATCTTTCTGTGGGGTCTCTTCCTACTGCTTCTGTTACTATGGAAGGTGCAAACATTCAATCCTCTGACGCTGATGATATTAACAACCCTGCGGTTAATCAGACGGATGGAACATCAGTAAACACTAAAGTTTTACTTCCTGACGCTTTTGCCAGTGGATCTGGACAGAGTATCAGTGCATTGCGCCCAGGAGACATTACTCTTAACCTAACTGATTTTGATACGGATACTTTCTCCGATATTGATGGAGCAGATAGTATTCATATTCAAAGCTGCTCTCTCTCCGTTCCTCTCTCAAGAACTCCCCTTGATCGCTTGGGAAGTAAATTCGCATACGCTAGAACGGTTGATTTCCCCGTTGTTACAACCCTGAATGTTAGCGCTATCATGAACGAGCAACAGTCTAAGAACTTATCTACTCTTTTGGAACAGGCTGAAAAAGATGTTAGTATCACCATGAAGGCTCCTGATGGAACAACACCTGCTATTAAATGGGACTTTAAGGGAGCGCTCGTTGAAAGTGAGAATTGGAGTTCTAGTATTGGTTCAAACAAAACTGTTGATCTTACGTTCACTGCCCAGATTGGTGGACCTGAGGATATTACTGATGGAGTTTTCTTAAGTGGTTCTAACTACACAAGTCCATATTTCGTATAAAATAATCTTTCCATACCATGGATAAAGAATCTTATTCAAAACCTAAAGCTTCTCCAAAAAAAGAAGGAAAGCCTGAAGTAAAAGCTCCTCCACTCGACGCTACCAAGTTGCCTTATCGCGACAGCGGGGACGTTCAGAATGCTCTTAACAAAGCTCATAGACATTCTGACACAAAGCAATTTTTAAAAATTGCAGAACACTTTGGAGTTAAGTATGATTCTTCAGACTATTTAGGATTTAGAAAAAAAGTTTTAGCGCAAGCAAATAAAACATTATGAGCGATTCTAAAAAGAAAGCCTCCCCTAAGAAGGCTGTAGCCAAAAAGAAAGAAGAAGTCCCTAAGACTCCTGTTAAATTTAAAACTCCAGAAGAGTTTTATAAAGCTAAGAAAGAATTAAAAGATAAGCATCTTAAAGCTACTCCTAATTTATGGCAGCTTCCCCAAAGCGATCCTGCTCGGGCAAAGTATGAGGCAGAAAAGAATGCTTTAAAAGCTCTTCGCTAATCTTCGTTGTATACTACGGGAACTCCGCTAGCATCAATTCCTCCCAATTGTCTGGGTTGCGCCTGATATATATTATACTGACCTGCTAGTCTGGTAACCTTCTCCATGCAGTCGCTCGCTAGCCCCCTGTAGACCTTAGACACCTCATTGCGATTAACGAACGTTACGGCACTTTCTCCGTCTCGTAACGACAAAACGTTGTCTCCACTCACAGTAGAGCTTGCGATGCCTCTGAGGGCGTTTCTCGCTTGTTTATTGTAGTAATTAGAAAGGTATAACTCTTTCAGAACATTCTGAGCCTCAATATCCATTACCCCATAACTTCCAGTGGCATTGGCTCCACTAAAATCCGTATATAAATACGTGTTTACTTGTCCCAAATTTTCGTAAAGCCACCCACTGACATTAGCTACAGTGGCAATTCCTGTATCGCCATCAAACTCTGTGACGACAATTCCTGAAGCGAGATCTTCTAATACATTCGGCATATAGTGTATTACACTATCTTTACTGATTTAACCAATCAAGAAGGTCTTTATGTTCTGGATTGCTTGGGTCTAATTCAATAGCAGGAATTGGTTGAGGCGCAGTAAAGATATTACCTCTGCTTTGATAACGATTAAATTCTTTAATAATGTTTTCTACCACAAGCTTTTTATCATAAAATGGATTTACGCCCACCTTTTTTGAAAACTCTTGCAGGTCTGCTTTGCTCATTTTCTCTAACCTCTCCTTAAGAATTTTTATATCATTAGTCCCAAAGGTGTTTGTTTCTCCAGTTCCAAAGATAACTTCTACTTCTTTTAAGAGTTCTTGATAACGAGCGGTGCTAGTTTCCCCTTTATTTCTAAGATCCTCTAATTCCTCAAGGATTCCCCTTTTAGCTGGCTGCTCTTGCCCCGTTGTCACCTCTTTAAATGGGGCTTGTTTCTTTTTAGCTGTTTTCTTTTTAGCCATACATTATTATATACCCGTAGTGAATAAATTACAAAAAAAAAGCCGCTCCCCGAAGGGAACGGCTTTTTTATGATTAACTAAGTCTATGCAGGACCAACGATAGTTCCGCATAACACCCTGTTGTCGAGAACCACACGACCCTCTTCGACAGAGCCGAAGTAGCCGATCTTGTTCTGACGGATGCTATACTGATCATCAGCGATCAGGCTGAACTCGCTTCCGCTCTCCGAATCAGTCGCAACAGCGCGAATGAGAGAGTCACGGCTACGATCAACACCAACCACAATCTCGTCGGTTGTTCCGACGAATGCAGACTTACCACCACCGCCACTAACTCCAAACTTATCGTATTGAGTTGCACCAGCAGCAGTGCCAAAGATAGTGTTAAACTTCTGATTTACACCCATCTCGTTATATTCCAAGATGTTAAGACCCATAAAGCTGGTCTCACCACCGCCTCTATAAAGCTCTTCACGAAGAGCCTCAGGAGCCGCAATACCATTGGAGTTTTCCGCAGCAGCAGCTTGGCCAAGAGCAGCAGTAGTGTTTACAGGGTTATAAGCCATAGCGCGAATCTTACCTACGATCTCAGGAGAGACAATAAGGTCAGTAATCCCGCGAGTGCGAGTAGTAGGAGTTCCTGCAATCCATGAACTATTAATCCTCTTAGCAAGAGTAAACATATTGTTGATGTCATCCATTAAGAATGACTCAGCAACAGAGTTCCACTGAACTTGCTGATCGAGGTAGTTAGGAGAGCTTTTAATAGTAGCGTTAGCAAGAGAAGTCATAAGCAGAGTAGCGGAAGTGCGCTCCTGCTTAAGAAGAATTTCTTGTGCAACGCGAGTAAAAGTTTTACCCACAACGTCCATGCGGCTTTTAGCTGCATAACGACGATCAAAATCAACCGCAGAATCAAGACTGTAAGTAGCCAGCTTCAATTCAGAAGCGGTAGGCAAGACTTGGTTACTGGGAAGACCACCTGCATGAGTCTGACTCCAAACCCTGACGTAATCTTCGTCAGCGATGTTGTAGTAGAGATCAAGAGGGATGCTTGGGTTGTCATCAGCATCAAATTGAAGTGATTGGAACAAGTTGCTCACTGTAGGAGCGTTGTTGAGAACTTCGGCCAAAACTGGTCCGATAAACTCAGCAAGTGCAACTTGAGCCTCATATGCAACACTACGGTTGCGAGAAGCCATAGCTTTGATAAGCTCGACTTGTTCTGGAGTTCTTTTTAAAGTAATTTTCATAATAAATAAAATCCTTTCTTATTAGCGGTTACAATCAAAAGATACAACGATATAATCACCAGAGAACTGATCTGTAGTGATTCCGACATTAGAACGAGTTCCAGTTCCAAGAACGTGTCCGAAGACATGAATTCCATCAGCACGAAGAGCACCAGTAATCTTACCCGCATTTACGAGGGAAGTTCTGATACCTTTTCCTGGGGCATAGTCAGAAACAGCGCCATCAAAAGCATCAGCACTTAAAGTGAAGATACCCTTAGTAGCCACTGGAACAGCTTGCCCTGGAAGCATTGCTTGGAGTTCAGTTTGCTTGGTTGGATTGTAGAGCAGCTTTTCGCCGTTCTCATCGTTCTTTGCTGTTTGATACAAGGTCAGACCTAATGGGATTTCACCAGAGGTAGAACCTGTGATCTTAAGATTAACTTCAGGATACATTTCCGTAGTTCCAAGGAACGGATAGTCGGTATTACCGAGGTAGTTGTTCGTTTGGTAAGTTACGGGATCGTTATCGAAGTTACCGTCTGACACCTTCACGAAAACGCCAGCATCGCCAGCGCCCGATCCAGTGGTGCTATCGAGAACATCACTGTCAATGACAGAATACATGTTAACGACATCGTGATCAGAATATTGTCTGAATGGTAGAATTCGTAATGCCATAATTTTATAGTGTTAATTAAGAAATTTCAATGTTGTCGCGACTAAAGGCAGACTTAAACTTATCTCTCAAGCTTGGCTCCTCAGAAGCAACAGCCTCATTAGAGTTAGAAATTGGAGCATCAGTTGTTTCTGCCGCATCAAGAGCTTCCTCTACCTCTACTTCTTCAGTAGAAGCGGTAGATACCCTTTTAGCGACTTCTTCATCAATACGGGCTTGAATCTGAGCGTCAAATTCGGCTTGAACTTCTTTATTCTTGTGTTTCCACAGAACCTCAAGTTTAGAAGCAAATGCTTCATAAGCCTCTTGATCTTCCAGACTCTTAAGCTCACTAGCAAGAAATTCGCGATCCTGATCGTCAAGTTCAAACTTTTGATCAACATCTTCCATACGCTCATTGAAAGAAGCCACTGCTTCCTCTGCTCGCTTCTCATTTTCAAAGTGAGAAATACGCTCATTGGCAGCACCAAGCTTTTCTTCAAGTTCAGCAACGGAAGATTTGAGATCCTCCATTTCTTTGATTTTACCTTCTTTTGCTACTCGCTCTTCCTCAATATCTTTGCGATATTGCTCATCGCGTTGGCGAATAGCATCTGCAAAAGTATCGGTCATTGAAGCGACAGCTTCTTTTGAGAATTTCTTCTCACTAAGAAGATCCTTTAGTTCGTTAAGAGTCTGTTCAAGTTCCATATCAATGATGTTCTTTTGGTTGTTTACATTTAAATTATTATTTTGTGAAATTTTATCACGTTTATCATTTATAAAAACTTTGGTCTTTTCTGGGGATTCTCCATAGAGACCCTTAACTTCTGCGGCAGGATTTAATGTGTAAGCTATCCCTAATGGGTAAATATCGCCCTTAATTAGTCTGTAAATGTTTTCACCATCATCTGTTTTTCCAGACCCTCCGTAACTCCTCAAGTTACCTTGTAATTCCATTATTTGATCAGGATCACTGATAATTTTACTATCACTAACAAGATCGCTACCAACTGCTAAAACAAAATCATTAAAACCCACTTCCCAACTAGCCGAAACTTTCTGGAAAGCATTATCTTCTGGATCAAGGGATTTCTCAACTAACTGAGTAAAACTAGGATTAACTGTTTTATACAAAACAGCGCCCAAAGCGATATTAAAAGGTTTTTTATTATTTTTAATATCTTCTGAACTTAAAAGCTTATTGGTTTTAAATTCGCTATAACCTGCGGAAACAATATGACCTACAACTTTTTGCTTATCATGTTCAATGTTTGTAGGCTTATGAACGAAATTATCTGTATACTTTAGAGCGGTGGAAGTATCCATTCCGTCTCCATTTTTATTAAATTTGTTGACTACAGCGGCATTAAACGCAACTCCCAACAAATCCATATTGCTATCATAATCAATATCTTTAGGGACAAGAGGAGCTAAAGTTTCAAGAGATGCCTTGGAAATTAGAGAATCTTCATTAATCTCACAAGCCAACAATGGGCAATCAAATGTAGTTGTATACTTGTAATCCATTATTTCTTCTCCATCCAGCTTTTGGGGAGAGCGCTTTCTGCGCCTATTTTTTTAGCTCTTTTAATAAGTTTACTTTTAAACTCTTCAAAGCTCATTGATCCCTCGTATCTCCCCCAACTACTTACGGCATTTTTTACATCTTCAGCCGACAGAACTGGAAAAGACCTCCTTTTAGGATCAAGAAAATCGCTATCTTTTAGCTCACTTCTTTTTTTTTACCAAATCTCTCGGCAGCAATATCTGTGAGCATTTGAGCGTAGCTTTTCTTAGGCTTCATTTTCTTTCCTCCATCCCCATAGTCAGCCTCCATCTTTTCTTTAGAGTCCTTATCGAACTTCATATCTTTTTTGAGAGCCTTCTTTTCTGCATCTTTCTTTTCGGAAGGCTTTCCCTTTTCGAGCTTTTTAATCTTACTCTTGTCGTCTTTGATAGCATCCTTCTCATGCTCGACTTTTTCTTTTTTAGTGTCTTGCTTGAGTTCTTTCTTATCAATTTTGTCGTATTGTTTCTTATCTAATTTCGCTTCAATTTCTTCAGCAGAAATGGATACTTCAATGTGGGAATTACTCTCTTTCATGGCTATGATATAAAATGGCTGATGGATATGTTTCTAAAGTATGTTCGGCAGAAATATCTAAAACTTCTTTCAAAGTGTCTAAATTTTCTATTTCGTTAAAATCCTTTACACACGATTCCAGTGTTTCTCCCCAATATTCTTTAGACTGGGAGCAGACAATAGATTCACACAAGCTACTAGCCATAGCTTCTTGCTCATCACTTAGCTCTTTTAGCTGTAGTTTTTTAAGTAATAAAGCTTTTGCTTCGTGGATAAGACTATCAATATCATAGATAGTTTTTTGAATGCTTGCTCTGGAATATTTAGCGTTTGCTAAAGGAATATCTGTTGTTCCCTCTGGTCTACCCGCTTCTTTACGTGGGCCAACTTTGCCCCCAGCAGGAGCGATAACTGGAACACCACCAACTATAGGGTTGTAATAACCTTGCTCACGCTCTTCTAAAAAGTCTTTTTGAGCATCCTCAAGCTCATCTGGCTCTGGGAATCTTCCATTGTGGAACATTTCCATCCCTTGTTTTGGAGTAATAATTCCTAACTCCATTAGCCTTGTAGAAGCCCTCATTAGTTGAACTTCATCCCTCATATCAATATCCTTCATCTTAGCTTCTGGCCATGAGCGGAATCCAAGCTCTTTAGCTATTCTTTTAATCTCTCTGTTTAGAAATTCATTTAAAAAGCCGTATCGAGATTCTTGCAGTCTATCAATAAAGATTTGGGCTTTAACTTGTGTTGAGTTGAACTTTTCTTCCCCCACCACAATGTTTTGCAGTCCTTGTTTAATGTCTTCGTTTAAAATTTGATACTTTTCTGGCCCTAAGACTAAATTTAATTCAGGAATAATAAATTCTGCTTTGGTTGTATAGTCTGAAACCAAAACTCTCCCCACACTCTCATTCTTAAAAAGGTTTTGCATTGCCGCCATGTTGTTGGGGTTAACCCCTCCTTTTTCTGGATCAGCCCCCATCGTTATTAAGAGGATAACATTTTCCACCGTTCTGGTGATAGCTTGATCCATTTTCTTTAACTCCATCTTGGCGTTAATGTCTTCTAAGACTGGAAAACCAAAAGGGATGGCAAATGGCTCATAATCCTGCTTTTTGTAAAAAGAAAAAGAAAGTTTTTTAGGGTCCAAACCTACCTGTAAACCCTCCTTGCTGTAAGATCCTTCCTGAATAGCTCTTTGGGTTACTGGATCTAGAGCGTCGAAAACCGCTATATCCTCATCTGTTTGTGGGCTGGCAAGCCTTGCTATTTCATATTCTGATAAAACTTTTTTATAAACACCCCCATTGTTAAAACCTGTAGCTCTAGTAGCTATAATATCATAAGGATTAAGCAATACATACCTTAAGGGGATTTTGTTATTAGAGGGATTAATAGCTCCCACTTGGTTAATTAGCTTTGCATAATCATCAGCTTTAAATTTTCCGTCTACCCTATATAAGAAAATATTTCCACTTCTATAATATTCTCTAAAATACTGGTCTTTTAAGTTAATAATATTAATTTTTTTAAACCATTCGTAGAAAAACTCTCTGCTTTTTCGTGTGCCTCCTTCTAAATAAATATCCGTATTAGTAAACTCGGACATAATATCAATCGCATTTCTAAATACAGCTACATTAGCATAAGCTTTCTGGCAAAGCTCGATAGCGTCTCTACAAGTAACGCCATCAGAAGCGTATTCGTAAGGCAGCATTCCTATACGAATACTAGAATATCTGTCTTTTAAATTTCTAAAGGCTACTCTATTTGTTCTTGATCCTTTAAAACTTTGTTCTGTTAGAGCTTGCCTTCTAG